TGTGCCTGATGGGCAACCAAAAGAGCATCCATACGCTGAACCTATCGGTGCGATGACCGAGGAAGAGGCAATCGAATACTTAGTACAAAAGGATATAGACCCCGCTGTATGGCGGGACTACCAAGGCAACAGAACGATCCTAAAGATTGTACCTGTAGAGTTAATCCCATCTGACCGCAGTTTCCGAAACGCATGGAGGGTTGTTCAATGACAACTTACATTAATATCAATGGCGATGTTCGTGATGCAGCATCCCTTACTGTACCTGGTGATCGTGTCTTCAGAGGTGCATGGCAGTTCAATGGTGATGTCGTAGACGTAGATATGGCAGCAGCCAAAGCTATCCATAAGGATAACCTACGCATTGAACGTGCGCCTCGATTAGCTGACCTCGATGTTGCCTATATGAAGGCTCTTGAGGCTGGTTCAGGTGCAGCAGACATAGCTGCACAGAAGCAAGTCCTGCGTGACATTACATCTGACGCTAGGATCGATGCAGCTTCTACACCTGATGAACTCAAGGCATTAGATCTAGCTACTCTCCTCGGAGAATAAGACATGGCTATATCAACCATTGACCCCAACGGTCTCAACATTGGCCAAATCGGCGGCAGGCGTAATCTTATTCAGAACGGTTCATTTATTATAGACCAAAGATCTAGCGGCTCTGCTACTACTGATAACACAAACTTTAATACTGTTGATCGTTGGAAGACTTATCAGATCACAGCTACATCGAACTCTCAGGCAGTATCAGATGTACCCGGAGGATATGGGTTTACAAAGTCGCTAAAGACTACCGTTACAGCGACAGGCACTTTGGGAACCTCTGGTCTTTATGGTATTTGGCAAGTAATTGAAGGATACAACTTTTCTGTTTTAGAGTATGGTACGTCGTCAGCTAGAACTTCTACCATAAGTTTCTGGGTCAAAGGTTCGGTTACTGGAACCTATGGTGCGTCTATCCAAAGGTCTAATGCACTAGATAGGCAGTATGGCTTCACTTATACAATTAACTCAGCAAACACGTGGGAATATAAGACAGTAACAATTCCGGGGGACACAGGCGGCACATGGCCCACAGATAATACTGCGGGTGCAACCCTAATGTTTATGTTGGGTGCAGGTAGCTCAAGAATAATATCCACACCAGAACAATGGCAGGCAGTTTCGTTAGCTCTACAACCGACAGGAACAGTCAATCTTACTGGAACGCTAAACGCTACTTTTCAGATAACTGGAGTGCAGTGGGAAGTTGGAGAACCAACCCCGTTCGAGCACCGCAGCTATGGTGAAGAACTAAGCGCGTGTCAGAGGTATTATCAAAAGCTTGAGGCAACAGCTAGTTATCATGTATTTGCTCAGGGTATGACATGGAACACAGGTGCTAGTGATATGGCCGTAGGGGTTAGCCATCCTGTTACCATGAGAACAACTCCAACTTTTAGCAACTCGGGTGTTAGTGGTTTTGGTGTAGACCCAAGCAATAAAACTGTAAGTGCATTAAATCTTTATAAACACCATGCAAATACTACATTTGTTCAGGTGACAGCATCTTCTGGTTACTCTTCTGGAACTGGCGTACAGTTAATTGACAGAGATGCTTCTCCTACTGCCAGTTTATCTTTTGATGCGGAGCTGTAAGTATGGATAATTTAATTATTGAGTCTGCTAAATATATCGTGGATTCAAGAAGTGGTAACAATAGTTCTATTACAGCCACCATCGACGGCGTTGAGATGTCAGTCCCACTCGATCCAGCCAACCGCCACTACGCAGAGATCATGCGCCAGGTCGAAGCTGGCTCGCTTACAATACAACCCGCAGAATAGGAGGTAGCCAGTGGCTAGCAACAAGAAAATTACAGACCTGGACGAGATCAGCTCGATCACCGTTGCCGACGACGACGTACTAGCCATTGTAGACGTAAGCCAGGACAAGACCTACAAGATCCGCAAGGACGCCTTCGAGGTAGCTATCTCCGGTGTGACCTCTATGGCAGCTAGCTCACCTTTGTCCACCAATGCTACTACAGGCTCCGTGGTGATGACGCTAGGCACAGTCCCCGTGAGCAAAGGTGGTACAGGCGGTATCACAGCTAGTGAAGCTAGGGACAACATTGGCCTCGGTAGCATTGCTACGCAGGACTCAACCGGTATCTCTGTGACCGGTGGTTCTATGAGCGGTCTGACCAGCGTAGGCACCAGCGCACTGACTGCAACAGGCACTTCCACGCTGAGCACGGTAGACATCAACGGCGGTGCAATCGACGGAACTACAATAGGAGCGAGTACCAAGAGCACAGGAGCGTTTACCACGCTGAGTGCCACGGGCGGTTACACGGGCAGCGTCACCGGCAACGTCACTGGTAACGTAACAGGAAACTTGACCGGTAACGTAACCTCCAGCGGCACATCGTCGTTCAACGCACTGACCACCTCCGGTAACGCATCTGTAGCTAGCTTTACTTTAAACGGCGTAGCTGTCACAGCCACAGCAGCTGAGCTTAACAAGCTCGACGGTGTAACAGCCTCGACAGCAGAGATAAACATCCTAGACGGTGTAACTGCGTCTACAGCTGAAATAAACAAACTAGACGGTCTTACCGCAACTACTGCAGAACTTAACAAAATAGACGGTTTCACCGGTTCATATCTTGACCTAAACTATGCTAAAGATCTACGAGCAACTGGTGTTACAACTACAGAGTTTGACAAGCTCGACGGTGTTAACGGAACTATCTGGCACAACGGTAACGACGCGCTTAGCTATAGCAGCTCTAACTCGTCTAGCGGATACGTAAAGTTACCAAACGGATTGTACATTCAATGGGGATATTACAACAATGGTGGTAGTTATACTGCTAAAACAATTACTTTTCCTATAGCTTTCCCAAGCTATTGTTTTAGCTGTGTAGGACAAGTTGCAACAAATTATAACAACCCAGCTAACCCTCCGTTTTACGCAGTATTGAATTTAGGTAGAAGTAGTTTTCAAACATATACTTCTTCTGCTATACCTAATTATTACTGGATAGCTATAGGAATTTAAACATGAAGTATGCCCATATAGATAACAACGGTCAAATCCTAGGCTGGTACGACGACGAGATACACGGCTCTATACCAGAACCTAACGTTCAAGTGTCTGAAGAAGTATGGCAGAACGCAATTGACTCTGGTCATAATACGATCATAGACGGTGTGACTAGCGATGTAGATCATAGATCAGACGATGAAAAAGCTTCTGACGCACGAGCGGTACGTAACATGTTATTAGTATCAGAAGTAGATCCCATTGTAACAAACCCGCTCCGTTGGGCAGAGCTGTCTTCAGCAGTGCAACAACAGTGGACAGACTACCGTACAGCTCTGCTCGATGTACCTCAACAGTCAGGGTTTCCTAGCGATATTGTTTGGCCTACTAAACCTTGACAACTTACCTCGCCCGTGTTAAAATAAACAAAACTAGAGCTAGAAGCTCTGGGAGAAAAGCATGACCGTAGAATCTGCTACGTATATTAGTCAGCTAAATACAGCACAACCTACAGCAAGTGACAATATCTCCGAAGGTGACGATCACCTACGGCTGATTAAGAGTGTCCTACAGTCACAGTTTCCTAACCTAGGAACCGCAGCTGCCAGACCCACCGCAGCACAACTGAACAAACTTGGTTTCCAGACTGGTATGATTATCATGTGGTCGTCTGCTGCTGCACCTACGACACAGACGATCAGCGGTGTAAACGACTGGCTCCTCTGTGACGGGTCTGCATACAGCGCTGCAACGTACTCTGACCTGTATTCAGTCATAGGTACAACCTTTGGCTCCTCTGGTGCAGACTTCTTGGTGCCAGACTTCCGTACATATTTCCCAGTCGGTGTCGGTACTGGTTTTACACTTGGCTCGTCTGGTAACGCTACGGCTACAGCGGGTACAGACGTTATTAAATATATTCCCATGAACTTTCTGATTAAGACTTAATCGTGAATGGAACTAGACGTAAAATTTTTGATTACGCTCGGCGGTCTCGCTGCGTCTATAGTAGGCGCTAGCGCTGTCGCTAAATACCAACTCAAGAACATCCTAGAAGAACTACGCAGCCTATGGTCTTCTGTTAAGAAATTAGATCAACGCCTAGATAAAAAAGACGTAGACACCGAAATGCTAAGTCAAAAAATGTCGGTGATTGTTTCCATGATGACGCCCGATGTCCTGGAGCGTAGACACAGAGAAACCGAAGCCCTGAAAAAAGACGTTGAATTTATTAAGGAAAAACTCAAATGATTAACTACCGAGGCGAAAAGTTTTCTGGCTACAACAAGCCTAAGCGTACGTCCGGTAAGTCAAAGAAGTTTGCAGTACTGGCTAAGCAAGGCGACAAGGTTCGTCTAATCAGGTTCGGTGATCCTAATATGTCTATTAAGAAGGATCAACCGAAGCGTAGGAAGAGCTTCAGAGCCAGACATAAGTGCGACACTAATCCCCCTAGTAAACTTACAGCCCGCTACTGGAGCTGTAAAAAATGGTAAAGGAGAAACACATGGGATACGGTAAGAAAAAAGGCGGCGGTAAGAAGGGCAACCTAGGAAATCGCTGCTGAGCATGAACATAAAAGAACTCGCTGCACAGGCGTCTGTTGTACTTAGTAACCCTGTCTTTGAAGAAACCATTAAGACCTTGGAAGACGGACTAACAGCAGAATGGAAAGTCAGCGACGATCCTAAACAACGCGAACTATGTTGGCTACGAATCAAAGCGTTACATTCTATATCAGAACAACTAAACGCTTTCGTACACAACGACAAAATTGAAAACTACGAGAAATGAGGAATCAAATATGAGCACGGCACAGACCAATCCGCAGGACGCGGAAGTCGCACAGCCACAGCTTAGTATGTTCGATGTAATGTTCGGAAGTGACGAGAGCACTAATCCAGAACAAACAATCGAAGAACCCGTTGAACAAGAAGAGTACGAAGCTGAGCCAGAGCTTGAAGCTGAAGCTGATGACGAAGCAGAGTACGTCGAGGACGACGGTGACTACGAGGTAGACGAAGAAGAAGAGCAACCGGAAACCCAACGCTACTACATCAAAGTTGACGGTGAAGAGCAAGAGGTCACTCTGGACGAGCTTCGGAACGGCTATCAGAGACAAGCGGATTATACCCGTAAGTCTCAGGCACTTGCAGAACAGCGCAAGGCTTATGAAGCTAACCTCCAGGCAATTCAGTCTGAACGTGAGCAATACAGTCAAGCTCTTGAACTAATGGCAGCGCAACAAAAGAATGAGCTGGCACAGTACGAGAACATCGACTGGAAAACTCTCAAAGAAGACGATCCTATGGAATACATGGAGAAGCGTCTGGAATATCAGGAAGCACGGGACAAGATTGTCCGTGTGCAGCAAGAGCAGCAACGAGTTGCAGCCGAACAGCAGCAGCGAGTTCAACAGCAATTGTCGGAGATAATGCAGACAGAGTTTAATAAACTCAAAGAAGCACTCCCCGCTTATGCTGACCCCAGCTCTAACCTGAAGAACGAGTTGCGAGACTACGGGTTATCCCTTGGTTTCTCGCAGCAGGACTTAGACTCGATCTCTGATCACCGTGTAGTCTTGGTATTGCACAAAGCAATGCTCCAAGATCGTGCGGCTCAGGGTACAGTACGTAAGGCCAAATCTTCAAAGCCTGTGCCCAAGGTTGTTAAGTCAGGAACTCCTGAGTCTAAAACTCAGCGTAGCAAGAAAGCTTCGCAACAGCGTCGGGAGCGCTTGGCTAAGACCGGTAGTACGCGAGATGCCACTAGTGTTTTTCTGGACTTAATCTCTTAAACTTATAAGGAACTAAACTAATGGCACAACCAACTGGAGTATATGTAACCTACTCCTCCGTCGGTCTCCGGGAGGATTTGGAAAATGTGATTTACGACATCTCACCAACCGATACACCATTTATGTCAATGGGTGGTCGTATGGATGCGATTGCTGTAAACCACGAGTGGCAAACAGATGCACTTGCAGCCGCTAGCGGAAGTAACTTCCACGAGGAAGGAGCTACGCTCACAGCTGCTGAGCCAGCGGCAACTACCCGCCTTGGCAACATCTGTCAGATCGCTCTGAAAACCACGCTCGTTTCCGGTACTCTCGATGCAGTATCGAAAGCTGGTCGTCGTGAAGAGCTTGCCTACCAGATGACCAAGCGCTCAGCTGAGCTTAAGCGCGATATGGAAACATCTCTCGTAGGTGTTAACCAAAGCAAAACCGCTATGTCAGCTGACAGCACGGTTCGTAAGCTTGGTTCACTTTCTGCGTGGGTTGCTACCAACGTAGACGAAGCTTCTGACGCAACACCCGGTGGTAACGGTACTGCTCGTACAGACGGTACTGCTCGGTCCTTCACCGAGACACAACTCAAAGCTGCGATCTTGGCTGCATATGACGAAGGTGCAAACATCAAATACTTGATGATGTCGCCTTCTAAGAAGCAGACCTTCTCTAGCTTTGTCGGTGTCGGTGCAACTGGCGGTGCTTCTAATCGCATTGACGCAGCTGACCAGCGCATCATCGGTGGTATGGACGTGTACGTATCGGACTTCGGTGAAATGGCCGTTGTACCGAACCGCTTCCAGCGTTCCAGCGATGTCTGGTTGCTAGACCCAGAATACTACGGTGTCGCATACTTGCGTCCGTTCTTCCAGAAAGAGGTTGCTTCAACCTCCGACGGTGAGCAACGCGCAATCATCGCTGAGTACACTCTCGTATGTAAGAACGAGAAAGCTCTCGGCGCTGTATACGACCTGTCGTAAGTCTAAACCGGGGAGGGTCCTAGTGGCTCTCCCCAATTAGAGGTTAGTATGTCTTCTCCTATTAAAACCAAAGTCAAGTACGATCACGAAACAGACAGCGTTGTTGTCAATCGTGTGCAGGACGTTGAACCCCTGCTAGAACTCAATAAGAAAGAACTTAACGGCGACTCGATGTACGGTCCTCAGTTAAACTCTGGGATGCGTAAGGTCGCAAGTATTCCGCTGGTCGTGATCGAAAAGTGGAAGAGAGAACTAGGCGTTGATGTCTTTAACAAAGATCATATGCCGAAGGTTAAGCAGCTTCTTAATGATCCTACGTACAGGTGGCTTAGGACACACGAAAGCAAGATCTAATGGCTCTGTCTACCTACGACCAATTAAAGACAAGCATTGCTAATTATTTAAACCGCTCCGATCTGGACGCGGTTATTCCTGATTTTATAACGTTGACCGAACGCAGGCTAGATCGAGACATACGCGCTCGTGCTAACATGGTCCGTGCCAACACTACGACTGTCTCTGGCACAGCCTTCTACAATCTTCCGACAGATATGCTTGAGCTACGCAACGTTGTCTACGACAGCACGAGCAACAGCTACGCTCTAGCTTATATGTCGCCTGAATCGCTGAGCCGTGAGTACGGTACCTACACCAACGGCGTTCCACGCGCCTACTCAATCATCGGCGAGGATTTAAAAATTGCTCCTACACCTGACGGGTCCTACACCCTCGGCATCAATTACTACGAAGCGCTCACCCCTTTGTCCTCTAGTGTCGCAACTAATAACATTCTTGACAATTTCCCTGAGCTGTATTTGTTCGGCGCTTGTGCTGAAGGGGCTGTATATCTTAACGATACTGAGCAGCTCCAACGGTTCACAGCTCTTTACCTAGAAGGTGTCAATTCAGTTAGAGCTAACGAGGAATCAGCTAGGTACAGTGGTACAGTTATGACCATGAGTGTCCAAGGTGATCCAGGGGGTATGGTTCGTAGAGGAGCCTAGGTATGTCTAATCAACTTCTTACAGAGGACGGCGTAGGTTTACTGACACAAGCCTTTGTTGCTCTGGATAGAGAATACTACGTACCCTTTTGGACCAATACGAACAATACGCTTACCCAGGAAGACCAGGGAAACCTGTTGTTCCAAGACAACAGCTATATTGTCCTTCAGAGCTACGAGAGTACAGACTGGCCGGGTGAGTCCGATAACGATACCAACTTTAGCCGCACCATGTTTAACATAGCGCAGGAAGACGGTGGTAACATTTTGTTCCAAGACGGTACCTATATAGCTCTACAATCATTTGGCAGCACAGTATGGACACGCACTGATGGCTAAAGAATTATTTGACATCAATGGGTTACAGGGTGGCTTCTCGTTTAACCACGATTTGTCTCCCTACGACATGCCGCCAAATATGTTCAACGATGTACAGAACGTACGCTTCCTAGACAAGAAGGCTGGTCGTATAGACGGTCATACGCAGGTACTGGGTACTCCTAGCGCTGCTCCCTATTGGGCTATCAGCTGGACAAAGGGGTCTACAGATCTGTGGATCTACGGTGGTCTAACTGAGCTTTACCAGATTAACGACACCACGCACACCACTGTTACTCGTAGTTCTGGGTCGTATACTACGTTGTCAGGCACAGAGAACAATTGGCAAGGCGGTATCCTAGGCGGTGTCTTGGTCTGTACCAACGGCATAGACGTCCCGCAAAAGTATGCACAAGGCGATAGCCGGTTCGCTGACCTGACTAACTGGCCTAGTACTCTGCGCTGTAAATCTATTGTCCCGTTCAAGAACCACCTGGTTGCTCTTAACCTAACAGACAGTGGCACTGCGTTACCGTTCTCTGTACGTTGGAGCGACGCTATACCAGAGGGCGCGTCGAGCAACGGTGCTAACACATGGGTCACTTCTAGTACTGACTCCGAGGCTGCTCAGACTACCATCGGTGGTACAAAGGGGCATATCTTAAATGGTCTTGCTCTGGGCAACGAGCTTATGGTATACAAGGAAGATAGCGTACACGCCATGACATATGTCGGCGGTGCGTTTACGTTCCAGATACGCGAGCGCTTCAAGAACGCTGGTCTAATTGCTAGAGACGCTGTGGTGGCGTTGGGAGACGGTAGGCATGTCTTTGTCAGTGCTGATGATATTTATATTCACAACGGCGCTCAGCTCCGTAGTATCGTAGACGACCAAGTACGTACGTTCTTCTTTAACGACCTAGAGCAAGACTCAGCGTACCGTACGTTCTGCGCTCATAACAACATAAAGAACGAGGTGTGGATCTGCTATGCTTCGTCTGACGCTGCCAACGATCTGCCTAACAAGGCTCTGATCTGGAACTACGTTGATAACACTTGGACCACCAGGGAACTACCCGGCACCAGGTTTATAGCACAGGGCATCGTTAATCCTACCTATACCAACTCTTGGACCAACGCTGGTACAACGTGGGAAGACACACCGAGCACATGGGGCTTTAACCCGTACAGTTCCACGCGTGACTCGCTGCTCATCTGTGGCACAGCTGATACAAAACTGTATCTTGTCGATTACGGCAATGACTTCGACGGTACAGACTTTACCTGTATCCTAGAGCGCGTAGGTCTCCACGCTGGTAATACCAATATGGTCAAGTCTGTCACACGAATGTATCCCCGCATCGAGGGTACAGGCACGGTGCAGATTAGCGTAGGCGGTGAGATCAACCCGTACGAAGGGGTGACGTATTCTGATCCCGTGACGTTCCGCATAGGTCAAGACAACAAAGTGGATTGTCGTGTACGGGGTAGGTACATAG